TCAACCGTGGCAACATTTTGTGGTGGTCAATCTCTTTGGATTCTATATCAAGGGAACAAATGAGAGACGCTTCAAAGAAGCCTTGATCATGCTTGCCAGAAAGAATGGCAAGACTTCCTTCACTGCTGCAATCGCTCTGGCTTATCAGATTCTTGATACAGATAGCGGTTCAAAATGCTATATTGTAGCCAATTCTGTCAAGCAAGCCTTGGAAGCCTTTGGATTTTTGAGGTTCAATGTTGAGCGATGGAATGACAAGAACATTCGCATTAAGGACAACAACCAAGAACACTCCATCACTGCCAATTTTGGTGAGGAGGGCTCATTCTTTATCCAAGCACTGGCCAACGATGAAAGCAGGCTTGACTCTCTCAATGGAAATGTCATCATCCTAGATGAAGCACACACTATGAGAAATTCCAAGAAATACGGTCTTATGAAGAAAACAATGTCAGCATACCGAAACAGTATGCTTTTTGTTATCTCTACAGCAGGGGACATTCCAACAGGATTCCTTGCTAACCGTCTGAAATATTGTCAGAAGGTATTGAAAGAGCTTGTCAAAGATGATTCATTCTTCATTTTCATCTGCAAAGCGAATCAGGCAACAGATGGAGATGTGGGAGACTACTTGGATGAGAATGTGTTGAAGATGGCCAATCCCTCATGGGGTGTGACTGTATCGCTCAAGGCTCTCAAGGAAGAAGCAGAACAGGCTTTGAATGATCCACAGACCAGAAATGAGTTCTTCAATAAGACATTGAATGTCTTCACCAACTCAATGAACGCTTATTTCAATCCTGATGAGTTCATTGCTAGTGATGACTGTTATGATTGGACCATTGAGGAGCTTGCAAGGCTTCCTATTCGATGGTATGGAGGAGCTGACCTTTCAAGACTGCATGACTTGACCGCTGCTGCCCTTTACGGTGTGTACAATGACGGTGAAAAAGATGTTGATATTTGTATCACACATGCTTTCTTCCCTCGTGTCAATGCCCAGAAGAAAGCCAATGATGATGGCATCCCACTTTTTGGGTGGCAATCAGATGGCTGGCTGACAATGAGCAACACTCCAACAGTTCTCTATGATGACATTGTTAAATGGTTCATAGAGATGCGACAGAAAGGCTTCAAAATCGCTGCTGTCGGGATGGATAGAAAATTTGGTAGAGAGTTCATGCTCAAAATGAAGCAAGCAAAATTCAAAATGATTGACCAACCTCAGCTATTCTATTTGAAATCAGAGGGATTCAGAAGAATTGAATTGAAAGTGAAGAACAAAGAATTTTATTATGTACATTCGGACGCTTATGAGTATTGTGTCAGCAATGTCAGAGCCATTGAGAAAGTGGATGATGCGGTCCAGTATGAAAAACTTGATGGTGATGGCGGTACAGCAAGAATTGACTTGTTTGATGCAAGTGTTTTCGCTTGCATCCAGGCGCTTGCTAACCTTGGTAAGAATAAGAATGTGATGGCTTACTTTGATTAGATAGAAAGGAGGTGAGAAATATGGGAATCTTTGACAAATTATTCAAGCGTGGGAAGTCTCAGACGATGTTCACGAGCTTTGGAAATTCTGATTTAGGCATCATGTATGATGGAGATGGCTATATTCCATTAGCAAGGAATCCAGATGTGATCATGGCAGTCAATAAAATTGCTGATATGGTCTCAAACATGACGATCCAGCTCATGGAGAATACAGAATCCGGTGATGTACGGATCAAGGACGGGTTGGCCCGTAAGATTGACATCAACCCATGTGATCACATGACAAGAAAATCATGGATCTTTAAGATTGTCAGGGACTTGCTCCTGTTTGGCGATGGGAATTCTGTGCTACATGTGGAATATGATCCAATGACTGATTACATCAGCAATCTCAGACCATTCCCAATGTCGGAAGTGTCGTTCATAAGTAACGATCTGACATACATGATCCATTTTAGGGACACTGATTTCAATCCAGATGAAGTGGTCCACTTCGCCATCAATCCTGATCCAGACCGGCCTTATATTGGGACCGGTTTTAGATTTGCTTTGAAAGATATCGTCCGCAATTTAAACATGGCTACACAAACCAAGAAGGGCTTTATGAATGGAAAAAACATTCCAAGCCTTATCATCAAGGTAGATTCATCAAGTGAGGAACTTGGAACAGTGGAAGGCCGTGAGAAAATCGCCAAAAAATATCTGACTACAAGCCAGTCCGGTGAACCTTGGATTGTTCCAGAAGCTTTGCTGGAAGTGGAACAAGTGAAGCCATTAAGTTTGAATGATATCGCTTTGAATGAGTCAGTAGAAATTGATAAGAAGACAGTAGCTGGAATGTTAGGAGTTCCGGCTTTTGTTTTAGGGGTAGGAGAATTCAACAAAGAAGAATACAACAACTTTGTAAACACCACAATAATGAGCATCGCAACAACGATTACTCAGACACTTACAAGAGATCTACTGACTTCATCAACACGCTACTTCAAATTCAATCCACGCTCACTGTATTCTTACGACATTACAGAGCTTTCAACTGTGGCCCAACAAATGACCAACAGTGCTGCAATGCGTAGAAATGAGTGGAGAGATTGGGTTGGTATGACTCCGGATCCTGAAATGGATGAAATTATTGTTCTTGAAAACTATCTGCCACAAGGCGAGTTAGGCAATCAGAGCAAACTAAACAAGGAAGGAGGAAATGCCAGTGAAGAAACGTAATTCATACATCGCTACTCAATTCGAGACACGAGAAGAACAAGAATCTGGTGACTTGATTCTGAGTGGTTACTTCATCCGGTTCGATGAAGAAACTGAGCTGTGGCCAGGCTATTTTGAAGTGATCAAACGTGCAGGAGTGGAAGAAGCCATCAAAAATGCTGACATCCGTGCATTGTTTAACCACGATCATAACCTAGTTTTAGGGCGCACAGGGAACAGCACAGTGAGTCTCAAAGTTGATGACAAAGGTCTATATGGTGACATTATCATCAACAGGAATGATCCAGACGCTATGGGAGCCTATGCCCGTGTACAGCGTGGGGATATTGTTGGATGCAGTTTTGGATTTATGCCAATTAAGGTGGATACCATTGAGCGTGAAGACGGTTCCTATCTTGATACCGTGCTAGAGCTTGAAATCTTTGAGGTCAGTCCTTGCACATTCCCGGCTTATCCACAGACTGAAATTGCTGCACGGAAGAAAGACTTTGAATGTCTAAAACGTGCCAATCTTGAAGCGTTAAATGAACGCAAAATGAAAATTAAGGAGAAATACAATCTATGAACAAAGCATTGATTCTGGGCGCACGTATGCGCACAAAAGCAAATAAGGTTGTTGAATTGGAAGAATCAATTGAAGAATTGAACAACCGTTCTGCAATCGAAGCAGAGAAACTAGACCGTGCTGAAACTGAAGAAGAAGTTTCAGCGGTTGAAAAGAGCCTTGAAGAACTTCAAAAAGAATTGGAAGAGAAACAAGCAGAAAAAGCAAAACTTGAAGAAGAAATTGAAGATCTTCAAAAGCAAGTGGACGAACAAAATCGGAAAGCCCCAACATTCAAAGATGTTGAGCAACGTGGAGGAAAGAAATTGGAACAACGTGACGCAATTGCTAAATTCATTCGTACTGGTCAAACTCGTGACATTGAAGGTCTTAAAACAACTGACTCTGGAAGCGCTGCTTTGATCCCAACTGAAGTGTTAAAACCTCACTTCCTTGAGAAGACACGCAATCCACTCTTGGATCTTGTCCAACGTGTCAAAGTAAATAGTGGTTCTGGTAAATATCCAGTTATCAAGAAGACAGACAGCAAAATGGCTTCAACTGAAGAATTGAAAGCTAATCCTGAACTCGGAAAACCAAGCATCAGCGAAATTGATTACTCAATCAAGACTTACCGTGGATACATTCCTGTGTCTCAAGAAATGATTGATGATGCAGACTATGACATCATGTCAATTGTAGAAGATGAAGTATTCAATCAAGGTGAAAACACAGAATTGTCATTGGTCGCTACCATCCTAAAATCAGCAACTCAAGCAGATGCTGCTGGATTCGATGGCATCAAGGACATCTACAACAAGAAACTTAAATCAATCTACAAAGCAAGTATTGTTGTAACTCAATCAATGTTTGCAGCACTTGACAAAGTGAAAGACAAAAATGGTCGCTACATGCTTCAAACGGATGTTGCATCACCTACAGGCTACTCATTTGGTGGCAAAACAATTTATCCAGTAGATGATACAGTCTTTGGAGCTGAAGGAGACATGAAGTTCTTTATTGGCGATGTTTCAGAATTTGTAAAACTTTTTGACCGTTCTCAAGTATCTGTTAAATGGGTTAACAATGACATCTATGGCCAATTGCTTGGGCTTTTCATCCGTCTAGATGTGAAGAAAGTAGATGCTGCTGCTGGATTCTTTGGCACATACACTGATGTTGTAGCGTAAGGAGGTATCACATGCCCTATACAGTAATCCGTCCATTCAAGGACATGCGTGATGAAGAACAACATGAATATAAAATTGATGATGTGTTTCCACGCAAAGGCTATGAACCTGATCAAGAGTTTGTTAAAGGACTCTTGACAGGCTTTAATTCAGCAGGTTCAATCTTCATCACTGATGAAGTGGTTAAGAAAGCTACTAAGAAAGTAGAAGAGGCTGCTGAAGAGGTGGAAACAACTACTGAGGAAGTAGAAGAAACCTCTGAAGAGGTGGAAACAACTACTGAGAAAGTAGAAGAAGCAACTGAAGAGAAACCAAAGCGCAAGAAAGCAACTAAGAAAGAGGAAGAATAGCATGGACATTGGTCAGTTAGTGGAATTACTTAAAATCAAATTAGGAATTGCTTCAAATTTGCGAGATAAAACACTAGAGAAGATTGTCTCAAGCGTCATCAGCGAATTAACAAACAATCTGGGTGTTGAATTGGTTCCAGATCGTGCTGACCATGAAATGTTCATTGTTGACTTTGCTGCTTATCGTTATGAAGGTGGTGTTGATTTGCCACGTCACCTTCAATGGCGCTTGCACAATCTGCAAATCTCTTCCAAGAAAGAGGTGTGAGATGTGGAATGATGAAATCACATTGATAGGTTTTAAAATTACAGGCAAGGACAAGCTCAAGCAAGATCTGACTGAGAAAGTAAAGACTACAATTTTCTGTAAGAAAAAATCTATTACACGGTCCGAATTTTACCAAGCCAATCAGGCTGGCATCAGGCCCAATCTGATTGTTGATATTCATAGCTTTGAATATGACAATCAGGAATTTGCTGAATTTGGCGGTAAGGAGTACCGGATTTTGAAAACATATCCAATCAACCTCAACATCCTTGAATTGACTCTAGTGGAGAAAATGACATGAGCCAAGATCTAGCCAGTCAAATCGCTCAAGCATTAGCAGAGTATTCCACAGAAGTTGAAGAAAAAGTTGACAAGATAGCAGAAGAAACAGCAGAAGAGACCGTCCAAGAATTGAAAGCAACTAGTCCAAAGCGTTTTGGGAAGTATGCTAAAACGTGGAAGAAGAAGAAAATGGGGAAAGGTAATTTTGTAGTCCATAACACAAATTACCGTCTCCCTCATTTGCTTGAATTTGGACACATCAAAAGGAACGGGGGACGGGTTTCCGGCATCGTACACATCAAGCCGGCAGAAGATCACGCTATTGAGAATTTTGAAAAGAAATTGAAGGAGCTTGGAAGATGAAGCTGTCAGAGTTTGCAGATATTTTGGAACAGGCTGGCTTGCCAGTCACTTACAAGGCATTCAGGGAAGGAAATGTCCCACCTTTGCCTTACCTTGTCTATTTTGAAAGTTTACCATCTATCACAGGAACAGACAATCAAGCATCATACATGATCCGTGCTGTCACTGTAGAATTGGCATTTGAACGAAAAGATGAGGAGCTAGAAGAACGATTGGAAGAGCTGTGGAATGACCACAAGCTCTTTTATGATGTTCAAGAAGAAAATTTTATTGAATCAGAAAGACTGTTTGTGAAGTCTTATGAAGTCTATCTATATTGAGGAGGAAAGAAATGACTGAAAACAAAGTTACATTTGGACTTGAAAATGTCCATGTGGCACCAATCCAATCAATCAGTGAAGCAGGAGTGATCACTTATGGTCAAGTATTCCGCTTCCCTGGAGCGATGGAATTGACGCTGGACCCTAAAGGGGATTCAGGATCAGTGAAAGCTGATAACATTGATTATTACTTCGTCAACTCAAACGAAGGTTACGAAGGTAAACTCAAAGTCCCACACATCATTGAAGCATTCGCAACAAAAATTTTGGGCGACATCAAAGACTCTACAACAGGAGTAGTCACAGAAAAAGCAGATGCGAAGACAACCAACTTCGCACTTATGTTTGAATTTGCTGGCGATGCTAACAAGACACGCCATGTCATGTATTACTGTTCAGCAAGTCGCCCATCAAGCGGATCAGCTACCAAGAACGGAACCAACGTGAATGAACGTGAATTGAGCTTCAATGCTAGTCCTCGTCCCGGTGACCAAGTTGTAAAACGCTCAATCACATCAGCGGACGATCAAGAAGTTTATAAGAAATGGTTTGAAAAGGTTTATGAACCTAATCAAGCTTTGTAATTAAGGAGGTCTTAAATGCGTAAGAGTGTGATCATTAGTGAGAAGGAGTATGAGCTTGTAACCAATGCTTACACTCCCATCGCTTATAAGAGTGAGTTTGGGAAAGATTTTTTCCAAGATCTATTTGGAATGATCTCAAACCAGAATATCATGCAAATGGCTGAGAATGGCACCAATGAAGTTGACATTAACATGTTGGCCAATTTTGACATGACCTTCTTCAATCGCTTGTTTTGGGTATTCACAAAATCAGGGAATCCACACATCAAGCCTTATGAACAATTTTTCATGGAAATGGAAGAATTTCCTTTGCAGGATATTGCCCCAATTCTGATGGAAATGATAAACGAAACAATGACATCAAAAAAAAACCAGATGAGTCAGAATCAGCCAGTGATGAAATCTTTACAGTAGAATCATATCTTTCTTGCTGTAAAGAAACTGGTCTCACAATTGATGATCTGAAGCACATTTCAATTGGAATGGCTCTTGATTATCAGACAGATTATGTGAATTTGCGTACTGAGAACAAATCAGAAACACGCAAGGCCACACAGTCAGATTTTGACTCATTTTAGTCTGAAATAGAGTGCTGAGAGGAAGAATCTGAGGTCAAGTTTATCGAATAGATGAACGATTGACCACAAGAAGCCTTTAGGCGCTCTTTATATTTTTATGTGAAAGGAGGAAATATGGCCGGTAATATTAAAGGGATAAAAATTGAAATTGGCGGTGACACACAGCCCCTTCAAAATGCCCTGAAAAAAGTAAATTCTGCCTCTATTGAAGCAGCAAAAGAATTGAAGAGTATTGACAAGGCTCTGAAATTTGATACAGGGAATGTGACTCTATTGGCTCAGAAGCAAGAAGTCCTTCAAAAGCAAGTCTCAACTACCAAGGAGAAATTGGAAACATTGAGACAGGCACAAGCACAAGTTGAAGCTCAGTTCAAGAGCGGTGACATTGGTGCTGATCAATACCGTGCATTTCAACGGGAAGTTGTCCAGACAGAGAACATCCTGAAGGGCTATGAGAACAAGCTTGAAAATGTCAATAAGGCATTGGATGGGAACGGGAACGCTACTAAGTCCAATCGTGAACAACTGAAAGAGCTTCAAAACGAGCAACAGCGTCTTGCCAGTGAAGGTGACAAAGTTGTCAGCTCATTCAAATTGCAAGAAAGCCAGATGGGTTCCAACGCTAGTGAAGCAGATAAGCTGGCACTTGCTGAACAAAAGATTGGGAAGCAAAGTGAGATTGTTGCCCAACAGGTCGAGAACCTTGAAAAACAACTTGCCATTGCAAAACAAGAGTATGGCGAGAACTCAACAGAAGTCAATAAGCTAGAAACTCAACTGAATGAGTCCAAAGCTGCCTTCAACGGGCTTGCCAACGAGATGGAAAATCTTGGTGAGTCAGGAAAGAAAGCCAGTAGCGGTCTTGAAGAGACAAACAAGCTTCTGAAAGCTGAGTTACTGAATCAATTTTCTGAGAAGCTATCTGAGATCAGTCAAAAGTTGGTTGATTTTGGAAAGAGCGCTCTAGATGCGTTCCGGGAAATTGATGAGGGAATGGACACCATTGTCACAAAGACTGGTGCAAGTGGCAAATCACTTGAGCAGATGCAAGGAATTGCTAATGGGATAGCCACTGAAATGCCCACTGATTTCAATAAAATCGGAAATGCAGTCGGTGAAGTCAATACTCAATTTGGCCTGACAGGGGACGCACTCAAAACCACATCTGTTGACATGCTCAAGTTTGCAGAAATCAACGGATCTGACATCACGAATGCAACAATTCAGTCCAAGCAAGCCTTGGAAGCCTACGGATATTCTGTTGACTACCTATCCGATGTACTGGATAGTACCACCTATGTGGCACAATCCACAGGGGTTTCTGTTGATGACTTGATGAAGAAAGCAACAGATGGAGCGCCCCAAATAAAGATGCTTGGTCTTGAATTTGATGAAGCTGTCACCTTAATTGGTCAACTTGAGCAACATGGGGTTGACTCATCAGCAGCATTGTCAGGAATGACAAAGGCAGCAGGAGTCTACACCAAAAAAGGAAAGACCATGAAGGAAGGTCTCAAAGAGACCATTGAAGCCATCAAGAACAGTAAATCAGAGACTGAAGCAATGGGAATCGCTATGGAGATCTTTGGTGCAAAGAAAGCACCTCAAATGGTCGATGCCATCAAGCGTGGAGCTTTGAGCTTTGATGAACTTGGAAAAACATCTAGAGAGTCAGCCGGTGTGGTTTCTGAGACTTATGAAAACACTCTGGATCCTATTGACAAATTCACCACAGCCCAAAATGGTTTGAAAATCGTTATGGCTGAAGTTGGTGGATCTATTGCTGAAACATTCGCTCCAGTGCTTGATGTACTTGTAGGCCTTTTTAAAAGTGTCGCAGAATGGGTAAATAAATTACCTGGGCCAATTAAAGAACTTGTAGTTGTATTTGGAAGTATTGTGACAGTAGCTGGGGTATTGTCCCCAATATTCCTCGCATTACAAGCGGCTGCAATGGCAGCTGAAACCACTATAGGTGGACTGATAGCTGCTGCATTGCCAATAATTGGAACAGTCATAGCAGTAGCTGCTGCAATTGCTGGAATTATAGTAGTTATTAAGTATTTATGGGAAACCAATGAGGGATTCAGGACCGCTGTTGAGACAGTCTGGAACGCTATCATGTCAGTCATCAACACTGTTGTCAAGGCTATCTCTGATTTTGTAATGCAAATATGGGGGACGCTCACAAGCTGGTGGAATGAAAATCAACAATTGATCAGACAGACAGCAGAAACCGTCTGGAACGCTATTTCAGCCGTAGTGACAACAGTCATGAATGTTCTTGGACCATTTATTGAAACCGCATGGAATAACATTTCAACCGTAATTTCCACGGTTTGGGACACCATCAAAACCGTAGTAGAAACAGCCATCAACGTGGTATTAGGCATCATTAAGACTGTGATGCAAATCATCAACGGTGACTGGTCTGGTGCTTGGGAATCCATCAAGGGAATCGCTGAAAGTATCTGGAATGGTATCAAGAGCATTGCTGAATCTGTATTCAATGCGATGGCTCAGATCTTGTCTAATATCTGGAATACTATTTCAAGCACTGCATCAAGCATTTGGAATGGCATCAGCTCAACCCTATCAGGCATCTGGAATGGAATTTCAAGCACGGTCTCAAGTGTATTCAATGGAATTTCAAGCACGATTTCAGGAATCTGGAATGGTATCAGCTCAACCGCATCAGGCATCTGGAACGGGATAAAAGATACCATTGGCGGTGCTATCAATGGGGCTAAAGATTTAGTAGGAAAAGCTATTGATGGAATTAAAGGTTTCTTCAATTTCCAATTCAAATGGCCACACATCCCACTACCTCACTTCAAGGCCAGTGGATCGCTGAACCCTATGGACTGGTTGAAAGGTAAAGGGATTCCAAGTATCGGGATTGAATGGTATGCCAAAGGTGGGATCTTAACCAAGCCCACAGCATTTGGCATGAATGGAAATAGCCTCATGGTTGGTGGTGAAGCAGGAAAAGAAGCAGTCCTGCCACTGAATGAACGGAACTTGAGTGCCATTGGCCGGGGCATCGCCCAAACAATGGACCCACAAGGAACCGTGATCAACATTAACATTTCAGACAATATCATCAGAGAAGAAGCTGATATTGAAAAGATCGCTAATAAGGTATCTCAGAAGATAGCTGCTGAATTGAGGAGACAGAAAGAATTGAGAGGAGCGCCTGCATGGTAAAGTACAATGAATTGATTATTGATGGAGTTGGAACTTCATCATTTCCATTTGATGTGATTGTGCTTGAAGGTCCTACAATTCAAGTAGGTCTCTCAAAGGATAAGCTACTGAGTCATGATGGAGTTAGTGGATACATTGTTCAGTCGAATCCTCACAGGGAAGCGATTGAAAAGAAATACACTCTTCAGCTAATCAACCCAACAGAGTTGCAAGTCCTTGAATTCGTGCAATTCCTTTCTAAAAGGAACTTCTGGCTTGAGAATCAACAGAACAAGCTCACAAGATGGTTCTGTTATCAGACAAAGGTGTCTGACACTCAGAGAGATAAAAATAAAATGTATTCTGTGGAAGTGACATTTATTTGTCACCCCACGAAATACATGAAGAACAACGATGTTCAAACTCTCACTTCAAATGGTGTTCTCAGACTACAAGGCAGCTCATTGGCTTTTCCTAAAATCACAATTAGAGGAAACAGCTCATCAGAGACCAGCTTCACCATTGGAAAGCAAACCATCAAGCTTGAACAGCTCTCTGAGAGCGCTGTGATGGTAAACGATCCACAAAATCCAAGCTTTTTGGACAAGAAAGGGAATTTGGTGAAGTGGTCAGGAGATTTCATCACAATTGACGCTAACCAAGGTCAGAAGACTGTTGGTGTGGTTTTAGGACCAGGTATTCAATCACTTGTCTTTGAAACTAATTGGGGGTGGTTATAATTCTATATCTATTAGACAGAAATGCTCAAACAGTAAAATGGAATGGCCAGCCACTCCATGAAGCTACAAAAGCAGAAGTTGAAGAAGTAACCAATGTGAGCTACACACTCAAGGTTGATTACCCAATCACAGACACTGAAATTTATAAGAAATTTCTGGAAGACATGCTCATCATCGCCCCAACTCCTATCACTGGCCGGCAACTATTCCGGATCAAGGAGATTGGCGAGCAAGATGACACGATAAGTCTGACATGTCAGCACATCACAGAGGACGTCTTTAAGCGTTCTGTTCGCCCTATAAAGGTTTCAAATTCAACTTGTCAGATCGCTTTGAATGCAATGATCTCAGCAGTCAAGACACCACTTGGGAAATTCTCTTTCACAAGTAACATCATGGACAATAGAACCTTCAACACTACAGAAGATGAAACGCTCTACAAGATCCTGATGGACGGGAAACACTCCATAGTTGGTGCTTGGGAAGGTGAGATGATTCGGGACAACTTCCTGATCGACATTCCAAAGAGTCGGGGGATTGATCGTGGTGTGGTAATCACCACACATCAAAACCTGAAGCAGTATGAACGGAACAAGAGCAGTTCCAGCATCATCACAAGACTGCATCTGAAATCAACCTTCAAGCCAGAGGGAGCAGAAGAAGACACGGTCCTGAAAGTCACTGTGGACAGCCCCCTCATTGGCAATTACCCTTATATCAATGAAGCTGAGTATGAGAACAATGATCTTACTACAGAGGAAGAATTGAGAAAATGGGGTGAAGCCAAATTCAAAAATGGTGACATTGACAAGTCCACTGATCAGATCAAAGTTGAAGCTTATGAGCTAGATGGTCAGACTGTGCATCTTGGTGACACAGTGACCATCATGAGCTTGAAGCATGATGTCATGATGAAGAAGAAAGCTGTAGGCTATGTTTTTGATGCCCTTTCAGAAGAGTATATCTCTCTTACATTTGATGACAAGGCCGGTCACGGTGGAGGCATGTCAGGCTCTAATGGGATTTCTGATGTAGCATCTGAAATCCTTGATACAGTTCAAAAGACTCAGGAGGATGATGAATACTACAAGAAATTGAAAGTATTGGTTGACAATGCCAACAGAGCTTTTGAAGACAAGGCAGGAGCTTTGGAGAAAGAGATCACTGATGGAATTGAGCAAGCCAAAGCACAAGCTGAAGTAGTCAAAGAGGAAATCTCAGCTCAAGTCACTGAGAAGATAGCAGCAGCAAACCAAGCAAACAAGAATGAGATTGTAGAAGAGTTCAAAGCTCAATACAATGGCATTGAAGTGAAAATGAAAGGCTTGACGGCTACAACTGAAAAGCTCATTGAAAAAGATGTAGAAGTCAAAGGCATCATTGACAAATTCAAACAGTCTACAGAAAGTCAATTCACTGACTTGAAAGGCGCACAATCCAGATTTGAGCAGACTACTGAGAAAGCCATTTCTGACCTGATTAATGTGGCAAATGGCAAAGCTGATAGGTCCTATGTTGAGCAGACGGTGGCAGGAGTCAAAGAAGAGTTCACGAATCTGAAAGTTGGTTCAAGGAACTACGCTGAAGACTATGATTTCACTCGTGGTCTTTGGTTTTTTGCTCATGGCGATTCAAGTGATTCAACCGGTACAGCTGAGAATGGTATATATACCATTACAGGCAATACTAACACTTGGAAACAGGCACAGCTATTTTCTAGTACCGCACCAAGCTGGGCAACTTCAAAAACAACTGCTCTGGATTATCTAGAAAAAGGCGAACCTTACACAATTTCATTCTACGCTAAAAGAAATAGTGGATCTGGGACAATGTGGGCTGCATTGCGTGAAAATAGAAAATCTGGAGACAATCCAGAAAGAATCTATGCTCAATTTCAGTTAACTGATGAATGGAATCTGTACAAAGTTTCTGTGCCATCGTTAGAAAAAAGCAATGAGTTCGATTTCTGGCGCATCATCCTCGGCTATAGTGAAGCAGGTTCAATTTCATTCAAAAAGGTGGAGATAACACAAAGCACTACCAGAACAGATGCAGGACCAGCCCCAGAAGATCAAGAAGCCATTGTCACAAACGCTTCAGCATCTTTTGAACGCACAGCGAAAGGTCTGAAAACTCAAATCACAGCGCTTGAAGAATATACTGGAGAAAGTGGAATACTTGAATCCAGGCTTAAACGCTATACAGAAGAGCAGACAAGCAACACCCTGAAGACTATCCGTGAGAATCTATCTGAGAATTACATTTCTAAGAATAAGTACACAGAAGATTCTGAGGGGATCACAAGAAGGATCGAAGCTCTAGGAAGTCAGATTGACCAAGAAAACCTTGTTAAATTAGCTGACAGCTTAACTGAATATACAGCGCCCAACAATGGCACAACCAGAATTACATCAGTAGAGAACGGGATTTTCAAAATGAAAGTTTCCGGATCTCCTGCAAATTCTTATACATTCGTAGGTCCAACATTCCCACTGTATATCAACAAGATGACTCAAGGTGAATACTACTCATTAGGTTTTGAATATCAAGTGAGAAGTGATGTTGAATGTGATAAAGGAATAGCAGTTACACTCAAACGACATTCAAATAATAAGCAAGTGTTTGGGAAGAGTTTTGCAGATAAAACAACAGCAAAAAACACATGGCTGAAAGCTGAGTTCACATTCCTAGCAACTGATTTTGAATTTGATACCTCTGGAAGTTTTCCACTATACTTCTATGCAGTCAACAATGCACACTTTTGGATTCGCAAACCAATATTGGTCAAAGGGCCAAAAGTCCCTCCATACAAGCCAAACAGCTTGGACACAATCAACTCACGAATTGAGAGCAAACTTGCTGAATACAAGCAGACTGTTGATGGTCAATTCTCAACATTCTCAACTGAGTTTGGGAATAATCTGAGATATGCAACAGAAGGACTAAACAATAAGCTTGCAACTCAGGAGCAGGCACTTACAACCAAAATTGAAGAGCAAGCACACTCAACAGATGTCAAACTGGCAACTCAAGCAGATGAGACAAACAAGAAATTATCTAGTCAAAATTCTGTCCTCAATGACAAGTTAGATGATTTCAAGGACAGCATCAACGGGCGCTTTGCGAATTATCAGCAAACAGTTGATGGGCAAGTGGCAACGATCATCAGCCAATTTGATGGAGTTTTGAAAAAAACAGACATCAACATCACAGATGGTCAGATCTCATTTGGCACAGGCAAGAGCATCAATGGAAGGACCATCAGCTCCTTACTTGTGCAAGAACCGGAAGCTATTGCCTTAATCGCTCAATTGATCAAGGTTAAAGGTGACATGGTAGTTGATGGCTCAATCACAAGCAGGCATCTGGCATCTCAGAGCGTTCGAACAGGACACATGGAATCTGGATCAGTAACCACTCAGATTCTGGCCAGCAATGCAGTGACAGCAGATAAGCTACTAGTTGACTCTGCTATGATCAACAAACTTGTATCAAATCAAGCCTTCATCAGAGAACTAGCTTCACAGAGAGCCTTCATCACTCAACTAATATCTGTGGGAATTTCCGCAAATGATATCCGTGGAGGAAGACTGACAGCAAATTCTGGTGTATCTAGTTTTGATTTAGACAATGGACGATTGTCATTCTACGATAACTTCACAGGAGTTTTCCGGGATCAAACAAATGCTTCTAGCCAAGGGCTTTTCTTCCGGAATGATGATGTGACGATAAACGGAAGACGCTACATCAATTCCAAAGCCATCATCGGTGCTGACCGTCGGGATAATGACATCAGAAGACACTGGAATCAAGGTGGATTCAATGGTATGATCGTAGACACTATCAAGGGGGTTGGGACAGGAGACCATGATAATGCAGATAAGGTCACTTTTGTAGGCGATAGATTCAATTTCACTCACTCTTATGATTATGACCAAGCCACGGGAAGCAGTCCTTACGGTTGGAGAATAACAACTTGGGGAGGAACAACAATCGCTCCATACGGAACCAATGGAAGAAATACCAACATGCAAGCTGGTGACTTCCTACTTATTAACAATGGAAACAACGGTGTGTGGCTCAGACAAGCTTTGAGAACTCTCAGAACAGCACTTCAGCACTTTGTCAACGCTGGCTTTGCAACAGATGACTTCACACCACAAAACGGAAAATCCATGAGAACAGCGCTTCATAGTTCCATTAGAAATGCAGTAGCTAACTCATTACGGGATTTTGATAAGTTTGGAATTTAGGAAGGTAAAAAAATGAAAGAAAATACTTATGTATCAATCATCACAGATTTAGCTAATCAATTAGCTAGTAAATCAATAAATGAAGCTGAATTCAAAGCACGATTGAATGAAGCGCAGCAGGAGAAAGCACAGCTCATTCAAGAGCTGGAAACATATCGCTCTGTTCTGGAATCTGACAAAGATTTGAAGGACCTATTTGAAGAAGTTAAAACTAAGAATGAGGTAAATGCCTGATGAATTATAAAGTACAATTCAAATCCTATGATCCAGTAGCTAATGCCACAAAGGTTTCAATCAAGCAAGATTATCCTTACCGTGTATTTGAAGAATCCCTTCCAAATAACCGCATGGGAGATGAAGAAGCAACCCTTGTGGATGCTGTTCTAAATCTTGTACGGATGGAACTAGACCCTTCTGGCGCTATCGTATCCCTCAAGAAAGAGCTTGATAAGTCTGTCGATGCCAATAAGGATGCTATTCAGAAAATTCAAGAACTCACTCAGGAAAACGAAAAGAAAGATGTCCTAATTCAAAATAACAAAGCACTTGCTGATTGGTCTGTCCTTGTAGCTGTAACCAATCAAGACAACCCACTTGATCCAACACTCTACAAACGGGCGCTTGAACTTGTGGAAGCTGCTCAAGTAGGTAAAACCTACAAACAACATGACATCTTCACCCTCGTGGATCCTGATCACACTGAAAAATTCAGTGAAGGAAAACGTGTGCTTGTACAAGTCAACTATGATTTTGTCTATAATGGCGAATCCATCAAAGACTTGAAAGGCCCACTTCTCCAAAATGGGAAACTTGCAATCTACAATTGGGAAGTTCCCAAAGAAGAGAAGCAGAACAAGTCATCAGGAGATCTTGAAACTCAACCAGTCGCACAACCTGAATCATAAATTGAGAGGAGTGTGATTGATGTATAAAGAGCCAGATGGAATTTTTGGAATCATTGAAGTAGTACGGGATTTTTATGATCATGGGATTGATGAACACATGATCGTGTTCATGTTTATGGCCATTGTTGCTCTAGATATTGTTATAGGAGTATCTAGAGCGTGGGCCTATCATGAATTTTCAAGTAGGAAGTGGAGAAAAGGGTTGGTAAGCCACACAGCTATGATCTTGATTGTAGCCATTGGCTATCCATTCGCTTTGTATATGAATCTTGGAGCTGTAGTTGATGCCTTCATTGTCGCAATGATGGCAGCATACGGTTCCAGTATTCTTGCCAGTCTCTCAGCTTTGGGAGTAGAAATTCCTGGGCTTGATCGTCTTGTGAAACAAAATATTGATCATGAAAAATTTCAGTTAAAAGATGGCTTGGAAGAGCCTAGTAAACTAATCAAAAAAGGAGAAAAGAAAAATGAATCAAATCACTGATATTGTAGCAAGTAGCTCAATGAGTATTTTAGTTGTTATGATTGGAATTGTCGTTCAAGCGGTTAAAAAATACCTCTTGACTCGTGGTGGCAAGAAAGCCATTGAAGTGGCTGAAATCCTTGCAAAGAACGCTGTGAACGCTACTGAACAAGTAGCAGGGACATTGGACATCCACGGAAAGGATAAGATGGAGCATGCTAAAACTAGCTTGATTGAAGGGCTAGAAGCATATAACATCAATTTGACAAATGACCAATTAAACACATTCATTGAAGCCGCTGTGAAAAAAGCAAATGAACAATGGAAGAAATGAGGTTCAAAAATGGTAGCAACAAATGACATTTTAAGTTTTTCAGAATCTTTGGCCAATCAAGGTGTTGGAGCCGATGCAGATGGTGCATACGGGACCCAATGTGTTGACTTACCAAATTCAATTTCTATCAACTTTTTCGGGAAAGCTCTCTGGGGAAATGCTATTGACCTACTTAATTCAGCCGCTGGGTTAGGGTATGAAGTAGTATATGATGCAGTAGGAGTCAACCCACGAGCAGGAGCCATCTTTGTCATGGATACAACTTATCTGTATGGCCATCCTTATGGTCACACAGGAATTGTAATTGAGGACAGCGATGGAGTCACTATGAAAACCATTGAACAGAACATTGATGGAAATGCTGATTCCCTCTATGTCGGAGGTCCAGCACGTTACAACACACGCAACTTTGATGGAATTGTTGGATGGTTCTATTTCCCAACTGATGAAACATCTGTGGCATTCGAACAGCCAGAACCATCAGAACCATTGACAATTGAATCAAATGAATTCCATCCAGAAACAGGAACATTCACTGTTGAGGTGTCTGCTCTGAATGTACGAGCTGAAGCCGGTCTTGGAGCTGAGATTGTAGCTGTATATAGCGCAGGTCAAGAAATCAACTATGATGGATGGATTGATAATGATGGCTATATTTGGATCACATACATTGGCGGTTCTGGTAATCGCAGATATGTGGCAGTGGGGCAATCTGAAAACGGGCAACGCATCACAGACTTTGGATCTTTTAAATAGATCTCTGTGATTTGTAGAATAAGAGGATTTAGATGAGCGGAAAAAATTCAACTAATCTGAAACAGACAAAAGGTGGGGAAGTCATCAAGCAAGGTGACTCCTCATCAATCTTTGAATATGAATTATTAGACTATGATGGCAACAAATTCAGCTCTCTTGATGGAAAAAACGCTAAGATCAAAATAGCAAATGCCAAAGGAAAGAAGACAATTGAAACTGTTGTAGAAAATTCTAAAATTCAGTTCAAACTTGAAAAAATTCTACCTACAGGCATCTATCAAGTTGAGGTTGAATGTGATGGCTTCATCTTCCCTAGCGATAAGAGTGCTAAAATTGATATAATTCAATCCATTGAAAATTATCAAATAAGCAACATTGTTGAAATTGATAAAGTCAACATTCAGGAAGAAATAGCTGCATACATGGCCACACATCAAATTCAGCCTTACAACGACAGCCAAATCATCAAGAGAATTGAAACACTGGAAAATAGACCACAAGCACATCCAGAGGTTGTTGACTTAACAAACTATTTGACATCAGATCAATCGTATCAAACATTTGTGACCTACAGCGCTCTTCAATCTCAGATGACAACCAACATCAAGGAAAAGCATCTAGAACTTGGAATTGATGCCCTGATAGATGAGAAACTAAAAAATGGCGGTGATTCATTCATCACTGGCCATCAAGCAGAAAACATTTTTGCTTCAAAACAAGAGCTTGCTGCTATCGTTTCACGAGTTCAAGCGCTAGAAAATAAAGCATAGTTTTCACCCTCCAAAATGGAGGGTTTTTTCTGTTATAATGGAAAATTTCATAGATGTCTGTTATAACCTCAAATACATATCAAAAAATCTTTTCCTATTTAAATAACTTCCCTTTATGTCCAAGATAAAAAATAAAACTTGAACTTTCTTGTAAGCTATGCTAAACTAACAATGTGAGCAATTAACTTGTGGAGTTTTAGAAGTCAGTACCTAAAACAGACCCTAAAATCTAAAAACAGCGATATGATTGAGTTTTAGAAACTCCCACCGGCTCCATATATCTATTAGAAACAGCGAGTAATCGGTGTTTTTTTATTAAGGATAGCCTCTTCCGGTTTTTTACTTATTGTGTTGGATTGGGTTCTACCTATTTTTTAGTTGACAGGGGTCCTTCTTTTCCGTATAATGGATACTAGTTTGGAAGAT